CAGCGTCTGCTGCCACAAGATTATCTGGTGAAGCCAAAACCGCTGAAGCAGCAATTAAACCTCAAGAGAAAATAGCGGAAAAGTTTAGGATTTATCAAAGTCAACTTAGCACTCTAACTCCAAAAGATTCTGTGTCAAAAGCCAAAGAGTTAATTGACGGTTTGAGGCATGATAAATTGATTGACGACACTCATTATCGTGATTTATTAACTAAAGTCGAAAGAATAAAAAATGAATACGGTGACAGTGCCAAAGCTGCGCAAAACGTTCAATTATTGCTCCGTAAAGAATTGATTTATGGAGGATTAAGCAGTATTGGAATTGGAGGAGGATTAGGTGTAGGCGCTTATTACGGTTTGAAAGCTCTAGGAGAATAGTGATGCCATTACGTAAAGGAAAATCCCGTGAAACAATTTCAAAAAACATTAGCAAACTCACAAAAGAAGGCGGTCGCCCCCGCAAACAAATTATTGCTATCGCTTTGTCAACGGCTCGTAAGCCCAAGCCAAGCAAAAGAAAGGCAAAAAGATGAGCGACAAAAAACCTAATCTATCTGTCGTCAGGGGTGAAAAGCAGTCTGTTGCTAAAGGCGGTGGACTCACTGCCAAAGGCCGAGCTAAGTACAACAAGGCTACTGGTAGCAATTTAAAAGCGCCCCAGAAGTCTGGACCACGCCACAAGTCATTTTGTGCCAGGTCTAAGAGCTGGAAAGGCGAGAGAGGCAAGGCAGCCAGACGCAGATGGGGATGCAGATGAGCAAGAAAAAAGATAAAGGTATCAGTCCAGCGTTAGAGAAGGCGATTGCCGAGCTTCTAGCGTCCACCATGCTTGACCCGACTGCTTCACTCACAGACAAGACTAAGATTATTGACCGTGCGCTGAAACTTGAGGCTTTGAAGGCAAAAGTGTCGGATGATGAATACGGTTCAGGGTTCTTTGACCACGCAGACGAGGAAGACGATAAGGATATATGATAATATGATTACCTTTAACAGGAGGGTACATCATGGATTCAGTAACTTTAATTCGTCTGGCTTTAGAAGTCATTTCAGACCGATTGATAACGATATTGGCGTTGTCGATGAGTTGCGGACTGGCTTGCTACACGATGTGGGCGGGGGATTGGACAAGAGTCGCAACTTTGAGTATATTTGTGCTATTCAGTTACCTAGTCGTAACCAACAAGGAGAGAAGTAATGCCAAGCAACAACCGAAATATCAACCCGATGAGTCCGAGTGATGCCTATGAGAATAGCCACATGGCTAACTCTAAGCATCAAAGACCTCACGAAGTCAATCAACAAATAGCCAAGTCTACTCGTCCTCAGTTGCCCAGAGACGGGTCTGCTGACATGGCCCGCTGGACTCCTGGCACTTTGCCAAAAGGCGGGTTTAGGTCTGTTATAGATTTTTCTGGAACACCTAGCTACAACACCAAACAAAGTCCTACTAAGGGCGCTGGTAAGAAGGTGTACTAATGGCTAATAATATTGCGTTTCAACCTATGGGGCCTTGTGTTTTGGTGCAGCCTTCAGCAGCCAATACACAATCTAACGTTATAACAATTACTGCATTTAGTCCTGTTCAACAGTATTCTTTAATTAACACTGATACTAGCAATGCAGTTTTTATTGAAATAAGCGCATCTCCAACATTTAACGTTGCTGTTCCAACAAGTGCTGGTTCTAACGTTTATCCTGTTCCTGCATTTGGATATCAAGTCATTACAGGACCGCAAGTTAGTCAGTTTGCAAATGTGTACGTAAGAGCTATAAGTGCGTCTGGCACACCAGCTGTTTACATTTGTCCTGGTGAGGGGTTGTAAATAGACCCGTTTACGTTAGCGATGATGGCTTTCTCCGCAGTCAAGAGCGGAGTGGCTGCCTATAAGGAAATCAAGCAAACAGGCGGGGAAGTTGTTGGTATAGTAAACGAGCTAAGTAATGCACTTGGCTCTTTTTTTGACCATCAAGAGACTGCAAAGAAGGCTGACGCAGAGCTTAAAAAGAATCCACCTAAAGGCAAATCTCTGCAAGCTATTGCACTTGAGAATGTACTGCGTAGAAAACAATTAGAACAAGCAGAATACGATTTGAGACAAATGTTAGTCTATGAGTCTCCTCCTGAGCTTGGAGCGGTCTGGACTGAATTTGAAACAGAAAAATTTAGACTCATAAAAGAACAAGAGGCTTTAGATAAAGCTCAAAAAAAAAGGAACTGCTCGAATCACACCAAAGTCGTATACGAGCAGGAAACATCAAGGTGGGAGTGGCAATCTGTATTGCTGTTTTTGTCGTTGCGTTTACCATTGGCGGTTTGATGTACCAAATCCATTTATGGACAGAGGAACGCAAAAAAGAAGAACGTTGGTATATAAAGTTCCACAGGACTTTTGAAGAAAATCCTAAAGAACTAGAGTGTTTTAAAATCTTTAGAGAGACTGGTTATTTACCTAAATTTTGTGAGGATTAACATGGATTGGTTAAAAACTATCGCACCAACTATTGCCACTGCTCTTGGTGGACCATTTGGCGGTCTTGCCTATGAAGCAGTATCTAAAGTTTTAGGTGTATCACAAGATGATGCACAAAAGATGTTAGACGATGGCAAACTTACTGCTGACCAGATAGCCTCTGTCCAACAAGCTGAGATTGCTCTCAAGGCTAAGGCTCAGGAACTTAATTTAGACTTTGAAAAGTTATCAGTAGAAGACCGCTCTAGTGCTAGAACTATGCAATCCAATACTCATTCTTGGATACCTCCGTTTCTGGCAGTAGGTATTACAGTAGGGTTTTTTGGAATTTTGTACGCTTTAATGACGGATAAGGTAACAAAATCAGACGAACTAATGATAATGCTTGGCAGTTTATCTACTGCTTGGACAGGGGTCATAGCTTTTTATTTTGGTTCTAGTGCTGGTAGCCAAGCTAAAGACCAGCTATTACACAGTTCAACACCAGTAACAAAATGATTAACTCACGCTCATTAGATGAACTTCTCCCAGAAGTCAAAGCCAAGGTCGAACAGTTCATCTCCTTATGCAAGGATGCTGGAATTGAACTCCTCGTTACGTCCACTTATAGAGACAATGAAAGTCAAGCTGCACTCTATGCTCAGGGGCGCACGGCTCCAGGCAATGTTGTCACGAACGCTGGACCTGGTGATAGTTATCATAACTACCGCTGTGCTGTGGACGTTGTGCCTTTGGTTAATGGCAAGCCTGATTGGGATGGAAGTCACCCAGTTTGGCAAACTGTTGGCGCTTTGGGTGAGCAAGCTGGGTTAGATTGGGCGGGTAAATGGGTTCACTTTAAAGAATTAGCCCATTTTCAATATTCAAGAGGTTTGACAATCGTTCAATTAAAAGAAGGCGCTGTCATAACCTAAAAAATTCTCAAAACGAATTTAGCCTCCCCGCCACCAAGAAAAATCACTTTTCCAGATAAGCAAGTACTGCGCCACCTAAACGCTCTACATCTGAATCTTGGCATATTAGCAAGTCTAAATACCACAAGGTTTGCTCTGATTTACCCTTTTTCATGCGATTGATATAGCCGTTAAGGGTGTCTACCTCAGTCCAGTTGTTGGTAAACCCAATTAAGCATCCAAAGTTGTCAAACATCCAAATATTGTTATAACCCTGCTCCTTAAACTTTTGATTTAAGTCAAAGTATTTGGAATATTGCCATTCTTCCTTGCCGTCTTCTTCTATGTAAATAGGCGGTTTTGTGGAAAAACTGAAAGTATTGATTACGTCCCAGTCGTAGCCATCTACGTCAACTTTGATGAGACCAACTCCTTCTTTGACGATTTCATCTAGTTTGATGTCCTCTGTGCCTACTTTGCCCGCAATGACCTCTACATGGTTGTTTATTTTTTCAGTATTTTTATATAAAAGTTCTAAACACTGGTCTTCTGGCTCTACGCAAATAAAGCTAAGTTTGGGATTATTCATTCCCATAGAAACCGCTAAAACACCACAATTAGCGCCTACATCAACCACTGTACCGTCTAAATAGGGTGCTAGATGAGGTAGAAAACGGTCATAGAGACGATATTTTTTTTGATAGTGGGGTATAAGGTTGCCCGCATTAAATTCGACTGTTATTTGTTTGTTCATGGCGCTGGCGTGAGACCACCCTCAAATAAATAACTTCCGAAATGACCTAATTGTGCCCAAGGTGCTGCCCAGACCTTAAGTCCTGCCTCTCTAGCCTTCCAACAAAAGAAATAGTCCTCTGAAAGCAGTCTTTCTGTGCCTGGCTCTACAGCACAAGCAAAATACTCGGTAATACGGTCGTTAGATATGCCTCCGTCTAGGAACAGTACATCATTGTTGTAACTGCTGACAACAGACTTCATGGTCTCAAAAGTAGACCTCTTGATGAGCATAAACCCTGTTCCGCCATTAAAGATTTCCACAGGCTCACTGACGGGTACAGTTACGCTACCAGCATAGTCCTTTAAATTGACTACAACGCTTGCTGTGCGTGTTTTTAGCCTATCTGTAGGCACACCCTCCTTAACTGCCTTCTCGACCTCTACCCAGTTGATTTCTTTCTTAGGATAAATACCGCAAATAATGTCCTTGTCAGCCTCAATCATCTTGATAATATCTTGAGGATTGAATTTGATGTCTGCGTCTATGAACATCAGGTGAGTACATTCGGGGCGCTGCATAAACCCGTGAGCAAGTGCGTTCCTGCCTCGCTGAATCAAAGACTCGTTAAACATGGCGCTGTAAGCCATATCGTAACCATTTTGATTAAGAACTGGTCCAAGAGTGAGCATACTCTGCGTGTAGTAGCCTGTACATTGACCACCGTACATAGGGGTTGCCACAAATATATTGCCTTTTTTTTCCATTTTTGTTCCTGATTAAGTTAAGAAAATGACAGACTGTGAGATTACAGGGGGTCTGTCAGCACCTGTCCTAACTTCGAGATTTGCTCTCGTAGTTGCTTCTCACTAGAATGATTGTGGGATGTGCGGGGCTCGAACCCACGACCAACAAATTAAAAGTCTGCTGCTCTACCATCTGAGCTAACATCCCGTACTTCAGCCGTGAGCTATTTTAGGGTCTGAGATAAAGCTCATGCCGTCCTCAAACCCTTGTTGATAAGCCATATCGTAGATTTCCTGAAGACTCATGTTCTTAAGTTCTATGATATGTCCTCTATCCGCAGAACGTACTTGCCAGTCTTCGTACTCTTTCTCCAACCCCATACTTGTATTTTCCATCCTGCTTCCCTTACTTTTGGTAATAATTCACTTGCCATTATTTTTTTGATTCTATCGCTTACCCCACTGGCTGTTGCCTGAACCGCCAAGGTCTCGTCTCTCTTTATAGCCAATATATCTATAAAGCCAAACAAGTCTTGGCGAATCCTGGCGTGCGGATTCCATTTCTCGACAATGGCAACTGTATAACCTTGCTCACGCAATACCGCCAATGTTCGAGATGTTGGAGATTCCTTAGCCATCAGAAGGGAATTGAATTGTCGTCATCACTGTATTTGACTTTGTTTTTAGCGTAGCCAGGAGTAACTTCTCTAGGTTGTTGTTCCTCTAGTTTCTTCTTTTTAAGCCAGTTATCTTCCCGCACAGAGAACATGGTTGTACCCTGCTTGGTCTCTTTTTGCCAGAGTCCAAAGTTGATACGCTCCCCTGCCTTGTAGTCCATGTCTAGCACGAGATGTCCTGTGAAATCAGGACCTTGCGGGTGCTTTTTGTTCTCTGGAGCTACATAAAACAGTGTTCCGTAGCCTGGTTTGTCTGGGTAGTTTGGATTAGATGCCATTTTTTTCTCCTGATAAATATTTGTATTGGGCGTACTCTTTCCCGCCCTCTCTAACCATTTTTGTAACGATGGGATGTCCTTCTTTTCTAAGGACTTCGATATGGGCTGCAAGCCTGAACGAACCGTAATGCTGGAGGGCATCTTGGGGTGTGAGGGATAGTCCATGTTGTAGATGTCTCAAGATATTTGCCTTCTGAGTTCCTAAACGTCCTGAGACACTTGGGTCTTTGGGAGTGGATTTCCTCCTGCCTCAGCAATAGCTGCCTTGACCTTTAGCTTATCCACTGTCGAAAAACCGTCAACCACAAACTCATTTGCTACCTTGAGTGACTCTACCTTTTTAGCCTTTTCAGACTCTGCAATCTTGCTAGATGACATGACTTTGCCCACCATATTGCCGTAGGCTGAAATCCAGTCCTCAACAGAGTGGTAAGTAGAGTGTGGCTCGTCTAGGTTTGGTACGTAGAGTTTGAACGCTCCATCCTCCACAACTTCAACTGGCTGAGTGTCCTCAACTCGCTCCGCAATACCCATGTCAATCGGCTTAGACGGTTTAAAGTCTTGAACTTCCTCAACAGCATAATGCCCTAAGATACAAGCAGGATAAACAGACCTTACCGCTCTACTAACAACCCTAGACCTAAGCATATCTTCTGGATACTTTGTCCATCCAGAATTGTCTTTGTAAAGCCCCGCTGATTTAGCCATTTCAATCGTCCAATCAACCTTTAAAGAACCTCCTTGTGGGTGTGAAAAAGTCCCAGAACACTTTGTTGGAGATATTTCGTGCCAGTCAACCTTTCCCCCTGCCAACTGAAAACGAGCAAGCATAGCCTGTGACTTTAGAGCTGGTCTGCCCATAATAATGTCGTACTCTTGAACGACTGTTGCGGGATGTTTGCCTTCCGCCTGTGCAACAAGCATAACGGCTAACATTTGGTCTTTATTTTTAAATCCGTAAAAGTTTGATTTCACCATAGCGTCAGCCATGACGTTCATATCAGATACTGCTACTAAGTTGCTCATGTTTCTTTCTCCAAGCTGTGTGTGCTAAATAAGCGTTCCTGCGAGATGCTTCACGCTTTGCGTTTGTTACGATTGACGTTCCAGCATCCCAAGAGTGTTTCTTGTTTTGACTGGCGGTACACCATTCCAAGTTGGATAGATTGTTGTTTTCTTTGTTACTGTCTTTATGATTGACTTGAGGCAAGTTATCAGGATTTGGTAAATAAGCCTCAGCAACAAGCCTGTGAACTGTCTTTTGGACAATCTTAGAGTCTTTACAAAGACAAACAAATGGATAGCCTTTTTTAAGAGATGGCTTGAGAAACTTGCCTTTATGAAGTCTATTTTGATACGCCCAAACTTGACCATCCTGAGTTACAGAGTAAAGACCTTCATAGCCAATTACATCAGTCATTTGTTTTCTCCCTTGCTTTTAGCATTTCGTCTGCCCATTTGTAAGCAGACTCACAACTAACGGATATATCTTTAGTCCCCATTAATTTAACCATTGCTGTGGCAGCAAAGTAATCTCTGAGGTCCATGCCTTGATGTTCTATGATTGCCCCTGTTGTGGGGTGTTTGAACATAATAGGAAATGCTTTCATTTTAGTAAAAACCTCCGTGAACCAGGAACTTCCCTGATAAACGACTTGTAAACGTCTGGCATGGATTGCTCAAACAACTTAGCATCAAACTTGTTGCTTGCCTTTGCAGCCTTCCAAGTAGCGAGCGTTCTACCGTCAACAGTCTGTAAACTGGCAGCAGTTTCCATGAATCCAGCTATTAAGGTCTGCAATTGCTCCTCACGGCCTTCTAAGAGCTTGATTTCATCTTTGATGCTACGCAGGGCTTGGCAATCCTCCTCTACGCTCCTGGAGGCCGTTCTAACGCTTTCTGGGGCATCTTTAGGATAAAGTAACTTCACTTGCTCTAAATCTTCTGGCGGAAGTGTTGTTCCTGCCTGTACATGACCCCAGACTTTAGCCATTTGCTGGATAAGTCCGTCTTTTTGTTGGTCAGAGATGTCAAACGGGAACATAACAAACTCTTGACCACCAAATAAGACGGCTAGGTAGATGCGGGTATTGCCAAATACTGCCGTTTCGTGGATTAACTGAGCCATATCAGCGTTAGGAATGGTATTAGCAACATCGTCAAACTTAGAACGAGTACCAGCGTTATAGTTTTTACACTCGACCAGAATTGTTTGTCCATCTTTAGTCCCTGCGAAGTCAAAGTGAGATTTAAACCAGGTTTCCTTTTTATGGGTAAGACTTTCTTCAATCTTGTTGAGTTCTACCCCTAGTTTTGCCTGTGCGAGTCTGCCAATGACGGGTTCCATGACATGACCCATCTGGACGGCCTCTATGGTGCTTAAATCAGGTATTTCTAGCTTTCCTTGCTTTGTGAGGATGACCTCATTTGCCTTGCCTTGCGCCACCCTGCGAGAATCTCCCGACCAAATAGCAGAATTTCTTGTTTGTGGTGTGAAATCAGACATTTGCAGTCTCCTTTTCTACGTAATAGTTAGCTTCCATCCTGCAAGTGTCCTGGGTCTCATAGTCCTTGCGCTCTGTGCTGCAGTAGGGTAGGTCGCCTATGGGTGTTGGACAGCCGTCTACGGGGCTTATAGTGGATAGTCGGGCACATTTACCGTATTGGGGCTTAGACCCATTCTCTAGAAGATAGTGTTTACAGTTGATACAGAATTTCATGGTGTTTTTCACTTTCATGATTAAGTTAGGAAAATATCATCACATATATGATGATGAGAGGATTATAGCATTAGATGATTAGTCTGAAGATAAATTATTTTCTCCTGTTGTTTTTTAGTAATGTATTCTTCTCTTTGAGTTTGGCTTCAATGGCTCTGGCATCTGCGAGTTTTGCGAACAGCCCGCAGTGCAACCTGTTCAACGGCGAGGGACTGCCGGCTTCGCCGTTCACGTCTGTGCGTTAATACGCG